GCTCCAGCGGGAGTTTGCTCGGCCCAGGACGTGCCATCGTAATACCACAACCGTCCAGTGTAGACTCCCGCCAACATCTTATTTCCGTCGATGGCGCAGTTATGCCAGTACAGATCGATCGCTCCGGCCGGCTGCACTTCTGCCCACGAGGTGCCGTCGTAGTACCANAGNCGACCACCAAAGACTCCGGCCAACATCTTATCGCCGCTGATGGCGCAGGTATACCAGGCCTTATCGACGTCTCCAGCGGGCCGTGTTTCCTCCCAAGACGTACCGTTATAATACCACAGCCGGCCACCGTGGATGGCCGCCAGCATCTTGTCACCGCTAACGCTGCAGAACCACCATTGCCGAGTGGCTATCCCAAGGGGAATTTGCTCGGCCCACGACGTGCCGTTATAGTACCACAGACGGCCGTAGGTGACTGTTGCCAGCATCTTGTCGCCGCTGATGCTGCAGCTTTGCCAGTTCTGATTTACGGCTCCAGCAGGGGTCTGTTCCGCCCACGACGTGCCATCGTAATACCACAGGCGACCAGCGTAGTCGGACGCCACCATCTTGTCACCGCTGATGCTGCAGCCATACCAGTTCCGATCGATCGCTCCAGCGGGAGTTTGCTCGGCCCAGGACGTGCCATCGTAATACCACAACCGTCCAGTGTAGACTCCCGCCAACATCTTATTTCCGTCGATGGCGCAGCCACGCCAAGAGCAATCGACGTTTCCAGCGGGTTGTGCTTCCGCCCACGACGTGCCGTTATAGTACCATAGACGGAAACTGCCTACCGCCAACATCTTATCACCACTGATGCTGCAGGCACCCCAGTACAGATCGGTCGCCCCAGCGGGTTGGATCTCCGCCCACGACGCTCCGTCGTAATACCACAGGCGACCACTACTGGCCCCGGCCAACATCTTGTCGCCACCAATGGCGCAGCTTTTCCAGTTCTGATTGGTGGCTCCAGCGGGCGTCTGTTCGGCCCACGACGTACCGTTGTAATACCACAGGCGACCGCCATAGGCTCCCGCCAACATCTTATTTCCGTCGATGGCAAAAGCAATCCAATTCAGATTGACGGCTCCAGCAGGCGTTTGTTCTGCCCACGAGGTGCCGTTATAATACCACAGCCGACCGCCATAGACTCCCGTCAGCATCTTATCGCCGTTGATGGCGCAGGCATTCCAGACCTGGGTGGCGGCTCCAGCGGGAGTTTGCTCGGCCCACGAAGAAAACGTTGCTACGGTAGCGACTTCGACCTTGTATTCCACTTCGTCTGAGTTGGGGTCAGTGCCCTTGAACTTGAGGACCGGCGTGGTCGTCGCCACAGTCCCAGCATCGGCGGGGGTGTTGTCCGTGTCCAAGTTGACCGTTGGCGTGCCTGCCACCACAAGCGTCGTGTAGGTGATGTAGATGACGCCTTTGCAGCCACCGCCGCCAAACTCGGCTGCACCCGACATGTGGCCTGCACCGCCACCACCACCGCCGGGAAGGGTGGCCGTTGCGCCGTTGCCGTGAGCGATGCCACCTGCTGCGCCGTCGAAGCCATCTGTGCCCGTGCCGCCCGCGCCCGTAGTCGCGCCGCTCGTGCCGGCGTTGCCGTCGCCAACATTCCACCCGGACTCACCACCACCACCGCCAAGGGTCCCGGCTCCGTACGCCCCACCGTCGCCGCCCTTACCCTGACCAGAGGCATCGCCGATACAATCCGCTTCCGCGCCGCCCGCGCCCGTCCTTGTGCCATTGTAGTTCTTGCCACCCTTGCCGCCAGCCGCTTTGCAGAGAGGCGACCCTGCCGGACCGAATACCGTGTCACCGCCGTCTCCGCCATTGCCCGTACTGTTTCCAGCTCCCGCTGCACCGATGACGAATGCAATGACCTGACCTGGTGTGACGGCGATGCTTGTTTTCTTGCTATACGCGCCAGCACCGCCGCCCTGACCGCCACCTGACGCCGACGTGCCTGCACCTCCGGCTCCACTACCGCCAACACACTCGACGGTGATGACGCGAGGACACCCTACACCGGCAGCGGCATTCGTCCAGTTGCCGGTCGTGGCGAGGGTAACGTTGGAGCCAGCGCCAGGGACAGCCATATCAGTTGCCTAGTCGGTGATCTTCGTCGTGGTCCCCTTCACGGTGTACTCCCCGGCGGCATTTGCCGTCTGGTCACCCGTGAGGGCGTATCCGCACTTGAACACGTCACCCGCGTTGAGCCACACACCGAAGTGCGTGACGGTCGCATTGGCCGCGAGACCCGTGAACGGCACGTCCGCGTTCAGCACACGCTCTGCGCTGGCGTTCGCCGCGTTGAACGTTGCCACCTGCTTGCCTCCGGCTGTGATGTAATTCGCGCCCGTCGTGCCAGGGTCACCGCTGTGCAACGATACCCGATCTACCGTGATGCCGTCCAACGCCTGCTGTCGTGCGATCAGTGCAAAAGCCATAGCTGTTCTCCTTCAAGTTGGCGCCGGTCTCTCCCGACTGTCACGCCTGAACTCCGGCGTTCAAGGAAGGTCACGCAATCTGTGACCTTCGACCTTACTTCTTGCTGGGCGGATACGGCGCACTCGGTGCCGGAGCACTCGGCTTCTGATCGGGCTTGTTGCCTACGCCACCCGGTGCGGGTTTCGGAGTGCTGTTCGGAGGCGGATCGGGATAGCCTCCGCCTTCACGGCCCTTGTGCTGATCGGTTCTCGGATCGTTGCCGGCCTTCATGTCACCCTCCTCGGATTATCTGAATGAACGTTCGATCGTCTCTACGGGCTACCGCTTTGGCTACGTGTCGAGCACGAATCTCTTCTTCGCCGTCGCGGGTACGGTCTTGACGGTCGTGGTCGTTGTTTCGACGACAACGGGCCACTCGTGCGGGAACGTCCCATGCCGCACACCTTTGGCCGTGGTGAGCACAACGTCACCCTTGACGCCGGCCGGGGACTGCCCCTTGATGGTGGTGTCCGACCACTTCGTCGTGGGGATCAGACGCCCACCGATTGTCAGTGCGCCGGAACTGCCGAAGCCGCTACCGTGAATGCTGAAGGGTCCGCCGAGTTTCTCGTCGCCCTCGATGACGACGGGAATCTTGGACACTTCCTCCGCAGCCAACCGCTGATCGGCCGCAATCTGGGTTTCGTTCTTCCTGTCGAGTACCGCTTTGTCAGCAGCCACTCTCTGCTCTTCACGTGTCATCATGTTCTCTCCTCTGGATGAATATCCTCATGAAGAAGACGACCGTCGCGCCTCCGGTCGTCCACCTCGTTTACGCGATCGTGCCGATGCAGATCCCGCTGTCGCCGTTGTAGTCCGAACGGACGCGAGGAATCATGATGGCCATCACGAGGTTGTGAATCGTGAAGCCGTCGAGTGACGTCCACGGAATGACGGTCGGCGTCTGGCCTACGACCATGTCGATGACATCCGACGTCATCTGCACGAGCGCAACCTTCGTCGCCGGCATCAAATCCGCGGTGCGAATCGCCTGGAGATTGTCGATCTTGAGGAGGCGTTCCTTGATCGTCGGCGCATTGGCGACGGTCGCGTAGTCCCCGCTCAGGTTATTGCCCACCGCCGTGTTGATGTACAGGCGATACGGCCCGTACTTCTTGTTTGCCTGCAGCTTCGCGATCATCGCCTGCACTTCGGCGAAGACCGTCGCGCCCACCGGCGATCCGTCCCAGGCCGCTGCCGTCAACGCCTGCGTCTCAGCATTCGGTGCATTGAGCAGTCCGGGGGCACTATACCCGGCCACCTTCAGCTCCTGTCCATCCAACGTGGTCGCCCCGTTGATGGCCGCATCTTCGATGGCCTCGTTGACCGACCGGGTGCACTGCTTGATCAGCGCCGTGTCGAGCGGCTGGCCAACACGCTGTGACATCTTCAGCGTGCGAATGTCGAGGCTGAAGTTGTCAGTCGTCAGGTAGATCGGCAGCCGATAGGGCAGCACGATCGGCAGCTTATTCTCACCACGCGCTGAAGGCGACATGGTGCGCTGCGCAGCACCGACCCGACTGGTCGCGGACCACTCCAACTGCGTGATGGAGAGCGGGTCCGTCAGGTTGTAGGTCAACCCGGCTGCGAGAATGTCCGCCGCGAACGTCAACCGTTCGAGGCCGACGTCGACAACCGCCTTGTCGATGAACACCTGCGCCTTGTCCGTCAAGGGCGAGGCCGCACGGAACTGCGCGTCTTCAAGCGCCTGTTCCATGGCACGAAAACCGGGTTCTCGCAGAGCCTCGATCGACCAACCGCCCGTTGCGGCAATCGCTCGGGCCACCACGTCCGTCAGCGGAGAGTTCTTGGCCGCTGCGGTGAATCGCATGTTCTTGGATCCCATGTTACAGCACCTCCACACGGATGCGCGTCGGAGTGACAACGGCCGTGACGGTTTCGTTTGCGGTCGCGATCTTCACGCCCGCGTTGTAGACCTTGAGCGTGCCGTCACCGGCCGATTCCAGGTCGTTTCCGAAGACGATGTTCTGGCCGCTCGCGATAAACGCCCAGATCGTGGTGCCCGGTGCGCCCACGACTGCTTCGACCAGATCGTTGGCCGCATAGGCGTCATTGACGCCCTTGTTGAGCATGGACTGCTCGGTGGCGTACAGGGAACCAGCGAGCGACGTGCCCGTGTGCTTGCGCAACCGCCAGACACCTGCGTTGTTGAACCTCTCAATCAGATGTCCAGGCGTGATGGCCTCGGAAGCCGCCAGGTCATTCACGACCGTGCGCGGACCTCCGAGATAGACAGTGTTCGGAGCGTATCGAGTGATACTCATGTTGTGTCCTCTCTCCATACCGAGGTAACGGTACGCGTTAGCGAACCGTCGTTAGCGAGTGACCGACCGAAGCGCCTTGATCCCCTCAGCGTACCCGTCGGGCGGTGCGTAGCTCTTGGTCTCAGCGGTGCGCGGTGTGCCGCGTCCGGAGAAATCCGGCTTCACGACCTTGACAACATTGGCGAGACGTCCGAGCGTCTTCAGATCCATGGTCTGGAGTTCCGCCTCACCGTATTCCTTCTGTGCGTCCTTCAGCGACGTGACCAGCGCAGTCTTCTCCACCAGATCCGCCGCCTTTTTGTCAGCGACCAACTGACGGATGCTCTCCGGTGCCGTCTTGAGGTACTCGTCCTCGGACATTTCCGCCGTCTTCGGCGCGTCGACCGGCTTCAGTTCCTTGACGGTCTTCGTGTCCGTCTGCTTGACGGTTTCCTTCTCCACCACGACCGGCTTCGGCTCGGGTTTCGGCACGAGGTCGGCGAGCACCTTTTTGGGATCGACAGCCATTGCCGCTCGTGTTTTGTTGAACGCCTCAAGCACGTCCAATTCCTGGGTAGACAAGGCGTCGAGAATCGCCTTGTCCTTGACGGTGTTGTGCTCGCAAGCCATCAAAGCTGCGATGCGTGTGGCCTTTTCTACCATGTCGTCTTCTCCTTTGGAGTGCGCGGCTGCAGCAGAATCGCCACATCCGCATGGGGTCCCGGCGTTCGCCTTCAATGTCGCGCACGCGGCACCGAGTTTGACCGTGTGATCGTGCACCGATTGAATCATCGTCTGGTCTGACGACGAATTCCGCTTGCCCGCGAGGTCTTTGAACTTCTGCGCCATCACGGCCATCGCCGGCGCATCCTCACGCGTGCACTTGTACGCAAGCTGCATGGCGCTCGAGATTGAGCCGATCATCTCCATGCAATACGACTGGAACGACTCCAGCCGAGCCGACTCGAGTTCTTCAACTGCCGCTTTGTCCTCCGGTAACGCAGGTGCGGTTGCGTCCTCGGTGACCAGGTCGTTCAGTAACGCAACCGCGGCATCGTATGCGGTCGTCACCGCGTCAAGCAATGTCTGCATGGTCCCGTACTGCACAAGTTCCGCGGTGTCACCCTCGGCCGCGACCGTGGGTTCGTCTCGCGCTCCGCGAAGTAGCGCTTTGACCCGTTCACGAAGTGTCATAGGTGGTGTTCCCTCCTCTGCGGATCGACCCGCGTGTGTGCCGTATTGTTTGGCAACGAAATGAGGCGTGCCTGCCGGATACGCGTTGTTCTTCCCGCCACGACTCCGCACCACGGCAGCCACTTTCCGATTTGCGTTCGCGGCTTTGGCTGCCACCTTCGCTTCTTTGAGCGAGGCGTGCGTACTCACAACTTCCTTCCGCACGTGCACCGCGTACGGATGCTCGTCTGCTGACTTCCCACCTCCACCTGAATACTGGTTGATGCCCTCGGGATTATCCGCGTCTCGAAGTGTCCCATCCGCGAGCAATCTGCGCGATGGGGGCGGTGGCGGGTAGGAGTTGCCCAACGCCAGCGAATGTTCCGTTGCCTTTGTCCAATGCCAGTCTGCATGCTGTGACCCGATCACTCCTCGTGCATCGTGCGCCGCTTGAGCCGCTTGATGAGCATGTGCCGCGGCCGTATGCGTCGCCACACTCGGATGGGCATACGCCTGTATGGACTTCTCCGAAGCCACCTTCGAGAGCCGCAAGGCCTCGACCTTTGTCCCCGGTTTTCCCGCACCCTCTGGTCGGGTCTCAGAATGCCCAGCTGACCCCTGCCCGACTCCGTGTGAATACTGATTGATGCCTTCAGGGTTGTCCGCGTCTCGCAACGTGCCGTCGGCCATCATCCGTGGCGCACCGCACCCCATCTCATTCGAACAGGCGCCCAGTGTCCCTTCCGGCAACATGGCCAGATGATCAGGCACGATGGCATGCCACACGGCCTGATACGCCCGTCCCTCGTGCGTCCCATCCTTCGCTTCCGCACTGACGAACGCGCCGACCGACACCTCGATCGGTTTTCCCGCTTCGAGACGCTCAATGACCCTGAGTGCGTCCCCTCCGAGTGCCAACGCACGCGCCCGATCCAGCCACGCTTCCATCTTCAGCATCCGGCCTTCGGTGTGCGCATTCGCGATGAACCCGAACTGGTGCTGTTCAAGGACGGCCGGAGAATTTGCACTGATCTGTCGTCGCATCGCATCCACGGGATGCAACGGCAGCACCGGACGGCCGTTCCACCCTTGAGGCGTCACGTCCAGTTCGCTGGCAGGTACGAATTCTGGTGAAGACGCATTGACCGCGTGAATCACGCCTTCCCTCAGCGCAATCACCGGCACGACCAGGTGTTGCCGACCCATGAACACGGCCGTGCGCAGCAGGGACCCGGTCGCGGCCACCGTGAGCCGACGCATCTCCGGTTCCTGGACGACAATCAACTCTACGGGCAATATCGCCATGTCACTTCTCCCTCTGCACCGAAAGCAGTCGTTCCATCGCCCGTGCGATCTTGGCGAGTTCAACGTCCGTGACCATGACCTCATACCGCAACGCGAGACCGCCGTTCACCGGGATGAATAACGTCACGTCCATGCAGTTTGCCGGCAAGAGCCCTTCGGCCACAAGTTCGCGCCCGAGTTCGTGGCCATCGTACGGAAAATGAAGGTCAGCCACATGCCCCTCTTCAGCCTTGAGCCGCACCGCAAGATCACCAAGAATGGTCATAGGTTCACCCTATCGCTTCCACAGCCAGACCCAGGGTACACCGACAGTACGGATGCAACGGCGGACCACCGTCGTCAAATTCTTCGCCCAGCGGCACCGTCGTGCCGTCCAGGTCTTCGCAATCCTGACACGCATAGTTATCGGGCGTGTAGATCCATTCCATCGACTCACTGCCCGACAACAACCCCTGCTCCACGGCCTGGTCCCACAGTTCCTTCTGCCCCTCATTCGCGGCCGCCATCGTCTCGGTCTGGGCGATCATCTCCGCACGGGACTCCGTCATCTCCTGGGCCCGCACGGAGATTTCGTCCTCGATTTCCGACGCGCTGAGTCCCTGCTCTTCGAGCGTCTCCTGCAGGCCGAGCAACGCCTCACCCTGACGCGCATTCAACCCTACGCTGTCCCGGAGGAGCTTCGAGGTCTGCGCGACCGTGCGGCCCTTCTCGATGCCCGAAGAAATGATGGACTGAATCGTCACACGTCGCTCGTCCAACATTCCCTTGATCAAGTCGCCCGCGTGCGCCCGTGCCCAATTGACCGCCTCGCTGTTCGCCACGTTAAACTCAGGCTTCGCGATAGAGGTCTTGGGTTTCAATACCCGAAGCAACCCTCCAAAGAATCCCAGTGCCGTCTTTGGACGCACAGGCGCGGGCACGGTCCAGGTGCGCGCATGCACGCGGGCAGACGCGTTGATCACGCGCTGCAACAGCGACGTCAACTCGTCTTCGAGCGTCTTGGCGTCCTGCGTCGCAGCCGTGATCGCGCTCGCTTCATCCTTCACGCCATTGGCGGACCATCCCTTCTGCATCGTATCTTTGACGAGCACACGCGCGGCATCCGCCACGCCGTGTGCTTGCGTGAGTGGCTTGGGCACACGTTGCTTGGCAGCCGTGCGAGGCTCAGACGACGAGGAGCCCACGCCGTCAGACAAGATGAGAACATCATGCGCACGACTCGCCGCGTCGAGCAACGCCGCCCTCGACGACTCCACCGATCCCTCGGCTGGCGTCTTCTCAAGGGCATTGATCAACGCGTCCACCTGCGTCGTATGGCCGTCGGCAAAGAACGCAGACAGCACCGCATTCGGTGACGCCCATTCCACGAGCGACGACAGCCCGCCAATTGACGGCCCATCTGCCACGTAGCCACGTGAGTCATACAGGGAGTAACTCATCTGCGCACCAATCCCGCAAGATCCCCTCGCGCCACTTCACGCATGGACGAAATCCGGAACGACCCTACGCCACGTCGATAGTAATACCGGGCTTGCCCTGACCTCACGTCTTTGACGATGGTATGCGTCGCCGCATGATTGCTTCGTCCCCACGCCACCTTCCGGTCACGCGACTCGGGATGCATCGTGATCTTGTCGTTCGTGTTGTCGATCAGCGTCTTGACCTCCACGCCGTGAAAGTGTCCGCCATCACGCACGGTCGTATCGAAGGGATCGTTGTCATCCGTCCGCACACCGCCGATGGCTTGCGTGATGTCCTGTTCGGATGCACTCGCGATCGCTTGCCTCGCTTGCGTCGATGGCTTGTATGTCGCCAACGCGCGCGAGGTCCGTGAGGCGGGTGTGCCTGTCGTCGCACCGCCACCCTCACCTGAACCGCCGACCTCTCCCGGACGTCCTTCATGTCCAAAGTTGCCTGATCCCGCTCCGCCTGCGGTTCTCGGCCGGGGTTCCACGATCGCAATCACCAGGAAGTACGTCGACGCGGTCGACACACGGGCCGTGCGAATCGTCTTCCCTGTCGACGAAAACGCCTGCTTGATCCAGGACGAAGGAATTGTCCCGCGCAAACTCCGCGTCGTTTCCTTCGTGACGCCCACAGCCCGGCCTTCGGAGGTCCACTCCTCGCGGAACTTCCCGAGCGCCTCTTTCGGCACGTGAATTTCAAGGATGACGGGATTCTTGCCTGCGCGTTCTGCGTACCCTTTCGCTTCGTTGAAGCTGCTCGTGGCCCAGGTCTTACCGACATTGCGCGCATTCGGCTCGTACGTTCCTGGACCCGGCTTCACGCCATCGGTAAAGACGCGATTGAGCACCGTTGCTTGCGTTCCGTGATACAGCACCCCACCACTCTTCGTCCACTTACCCTGCACATCGCCGCCTTCGCCGCTCCCACCCACCTCTCCGGGTCGTCCCTCATGCCCGAAGTTCCCGCTCCCCGCTCCTCCAGCCACACGCACAAACGCCATCCACAACAGGCGAGCGGCAACCGGAGGAGCGAGGAAAGTGTTAAGCAACGGCCTTCACCCACGTATGATGGACGGTAGATACGTGCGCTTCGTGCGGGAATTGCACGTCGATGTGTTGACGATCCACGTGTGTGCTGACGACACGACCGATCTGTCCGTAGATGTTCTTGACCTGCGCACCAACCTTGTGAGGATTCTCTCCACTGCCCGGTGCACTCCCACCCACTTCGCCAGGCACGCCCGCGTGACCAAAGTTTCCACTCCCCGGTCCACCTGCATGCCGTATGCCGATGATGCGATCGATCGTGTCCGTGTCGTTCTCCACGATGGCCTGTTCGAGAATGCGGAACAGATCCTGCGGTGCGCCTTCCGCGGCTTTCGGGAACGGCAGCACCTTTTTCTTCGGCACGATCGGATCGCCGTTCTCGTCCACGGTTTGACCCGGCAGTCCGAACGACGAAAACGGCGTAGGAGGCTTCGGCTTCGCATCGGCCGCGGCCTGCTTCTGTTCGGGCGTCAGCGGCTCCATGCCGTACCACTTGTCACGGATTTCGTCATTCGTGAACACGTCCGTGCCCTGCGTCTTATTCGTGTTGGCCCACTTCGTCGCCCCGTCCGCCTTCTCTTGCTCGGTCAGGGTCTCAATGTGACCCCACTTCACTTGATAGGCGGTCGTGGGTGCGGGAAGGTAGTTGTACGCGATCAGGCGATCGACCAGCGGACGAATCATGTACTGTTCGGCGTAGCCTGTCTGCCGTCCGTTAACCTGGTCCTTCCAGTTGTCGCGATCCTGTGACGACGCAAGTTCCCCCATCTCACTGCCCGTGAGGATGCGCTTCGGAATGCCCTTGCTGCCCGCAATCTGGGTGAGGATCGCGTCCGCTGGACCCGTAAAGTTCGCGGTGTCGCTGCCCAACGCCTGGATGTCCACCTTGCGTGTCTGCAAGATACGCCGCATCTGATGCTGGTATTCTTCGGCTTGTGACGTGAGCGCCGCTTTCTCCTCAACCGAGAGTGCTGCGTCCTTGTCCACCATCATGTGCAGGCCTTGATTCGCACGCAGCCAGAACGCTTCGGCCCCACCACCCGTGACCTTGTCCAAGTCGTCCAGTAGGTTCCACACGTTCTCCAATGTCGGAATGCCGTAGACCTCGTTGTCCAAGCACCCTTCGGCAATGTGGAGCACGCGGGACCAGTGCACGGGCTTCTGCATTTCGGGCGACGTCACGTCGAGCCGTCGCAACGAATAGGAAGTGGGCAACCCGAATCGTGGAGAGGCCGTATCCGTCTCGAACGACTGGATCGTCGCATCGACGTAGTTCGCTCCGCTCGTCTGTCCCTGTTGCAGACCCGGTCCACCCCCGCCCGTAAACGGCGTCAGGAACAAGATGTCTTTCGGGTCGCCATGACCCTTCGGCAATTCCAGGTCATAGGACTCCGGCCCACCAATCAAGATGACACTGTAGTTCGACAGCCCGGCGAGAATGTCCGCTCGCAGCAAGACCGACCAGACCTTGAGTCGCGTCGAGATCGAAGCGAACGCCTCTTCGAAGGCCGTCTTGGTCTTGGGGTCTTCGTCCTCCACGATCTCGGGCCCACCGCGCCACGTCGCTTTCGGCAGCGCTTCCACGATACGCTTCGTGATGCCGCCTCGCGCATAGCGATCACGGTACTGCTTATTGGTGATGATGCGGTCGTACCCGAGCACGTCGTACAGGTCACGCTTCCCGCCAAACGTGATGCCGGCTTGCCGCATGAACTGCATCCGTTCGATGAGCACGCTGGCCGCGGAACGCAACGCCAGATCCTGAGCGGATTCTACCATGAGAAGTACTCCTCTTGCGGAGGCGGTTCCAGCAGCACCGCGTTGAAGGCTGCACTGGACGCGTCCACCTGGTCGTCATGCTTCCCGGTCGGGAAGTCGCACAGCTCACGCAGATACTTTTCGTTCCACTCTCCACGTACCAGGAACACGTTGCCACCCTCCACCTGTGCCCGATAGGGTTTCGACCGCGTCACTTTGTCGCCACTGATCTCCACGCCCTTGTAGTCGTACCCCTTGAGCAGTTTCAGCCGTGCCGCGATCACGATCTTCCCGGACGCTCCGCCTTCTTTCTCTTCACGTTGCACGCAGGTCTTCCCGTCCGCCATCGTCGTCTGTTTCACCAGGGCGTCCACGCCGGCAGGACTCAGTTGATCACACACGCAGTCTTCCACGTAAAACACGCCGAGTCCCTGCACCGCCGTAGACTGTGTGTCCGGGTCCGTGACGGGGCCACACGCTTCGGCAATCTTGACGCCTGCGGTATAGTCCCCTCCGCCTTCTGTGGCTGCCGTATCCCACCCTCGTGCGCGCCGGGCCATGACCGGGGCCACGTCACAGAACTTGAACCACTCACGTTTGAACAGTCCGCCACCTTCTGGAGCGGGTGTTTGCTGCAACTGTCCAGCCGTGCCGTACGGTCCCAGGTCCAGTTCCAGTTGTCGAACAATCGCAGGGGTAAACAAGGCTGGCCAGAGCAACTCTCCGGGCGTCGTGCGAAGGTCCAGAGGATCCGGACGCCACGACAAATCGTTCACGTGCCGCGTCTCATAGCGCATGGGCCAGCAGATGTGGAACCACCCGCCTCGTGCCAGCAGATGTCCGCTGAGATCGTCCTCGTGCAACCGCTGGCCGACCACGATGATGGCCGTATCTCGCGTCACGCCTCGTGTGGAGATGGTGTTGTCGAACCACGCATTCGCCGTCTCCCGTTCCACAGCACTGCGTGCCTGCTCTGCCGTCAGTGGATCGTCAATGATGATGCGATCGGGATGCTCACCCGTACCTGGCCCACCCACGCTGCTCGCAATGCGCCAGCCCCCATCTTCGTTCTTAAACAGGGTCTTTTGATTCTGGTCGTCAACCAACGACAGCCCATACGACGACGCATACCACTCACTCTGCAAGATGGAGCGCACCTTGAGGTTGTCACGCACCGTCAGATGCCCGGAGTACGACGCGGTCAGGTAGCGCAACTCTGGAAAGGATACCCATTCCCACGCGGGCCAGATGACGGAGATCAGCAACGACTTCATCGTGCCGGGCGGAACGTTTACCAGGACCCGCTTGATCTCCCCGCGGGTCACGCGTTCGAGCACCTCGCACAACGCATCAATGTGCCAGTTCGGCACGAAGGTCTTAACCGGTTCGACAATGGGCCAGACCTGTTCCAAGAAGACGCGCAACGACCGCTGACACAGCACGGCTTCCACGGCCTGCAATTCACGGCCGAGCAGTTCCGGGTCTTGAGACGGATCGAAAGGAGGCGGTTCGGGCTCAGGTGCCGAAACACGTGGCAGGAGGCGTATCGCCAGGGGCACGCGTGCCGTGCGAGCAGTGAGGCGACAGACGGTCACGTTGTTTTTGCTCGGCGCTTCGAGAGCGCCTGGGCTGCGAGCGTCAACGTGCGGGCTTTCTCTGCGAGTTCTTCTGGGGAGTAGGTACTATAGTCCACGGTATCGGTTTGCAAGTGGACACGTTCCACCGGCTTGCCCAGCAAGTAGAACAGGAGCAACTGGAACACACCCATGGGTAGGCTGTTGGCCAGCATCAGCGTGCGGATGTGCTCTTCGAAGTGCCGTTTCTCTCTGCCGTTCTGGCCATAGCAGACGTGCTCCGCAAAAGAGCGCTGCTCTAGTGTCTGGCGATTGAGGCTACCCTTCGGGCGTCCCTGTCCACCCCACGGGTTTCCTTTCTGAAACATACTCTGGTATCTCCCTGGCACAATAGCGGGAAGTTCGTGACGGCCGAGAGTATGCGCGTATCCTTTCGTAACCTCGAACGGCAGTTTACTGACCATGAGTGAACCCACGTCTTCTGCCACTGGCCAGAAACCTCGGTTTACCAATTACATGAATCGTAGGACCATATATCACGAAAAAGCCATTGTTCAGGCCACAAACCCTGATAATTTCCCGTCATCCCTTTAGTAACCCCTAGTAGGGCCTTTCTCACCCTCCTTAAACCCTCACCTAATTTGTTTTTAATATTTAAGAAAGAACTCAAAGACGACAGACAGAGCGGGGCATGTAGGGGTTACTAAAGGGATGACGCGGAGTTCTCGCAGTATTTTCACGCCTACTGCTTCGAACGCCCGAATATGGTCCGACGATTCATGTAACCACTAAACTCCCTCATGCCATCCGTCCTGTAAATAGTCTAAACATTCTCGTGCGCGGACCTCGAACGGTCGCATACTGAGCGCTGCTGGCTGGGCAAACACGTCCCACAGGAGGTGCGAATATGTGCCGCACCCGGAAACGCGGCTGACCCCATCCACTCGTCTCCATCGAACGCGTTCACGGTCCCATGTCGTTGCTGCGTCATGGGGCCGTGAACCTTTACTCCGACCGCGAGGATCCCATGCACACCTACACCCTCATCTGCGAAGGACCCTGTAACCCGCAACTGCCCGCCCTGGACGCGGCCATTGCCCGCATGCGCGACAGACTCAACTCCAACAACCAGCGACACGTGCTCCCGGACCTTGTGGACCAATGCCGTCTCTTGGTCCACACCCCACACACCCAGCGCTACGCAGACTATTTTCGTTGTGCCGTGTGCGGTACGGAACGCCGGTACTGACTCGTGCCCGTCAAAGGTTATCGTCAAACGGCCGAGCACCGCGCAAAGCTAGCCGCTCGTGCGTCCGGACGCACGCACACGCCCGCCACGCGCACCCGGCAACGCCTCGCGGCTTTGGCCCGGTGGATCTCCATGGCCCAAGACGAGCGTCAGGCCCGCTCCGAGAGTATGCGTGCGAGACGGGAGTGGGAGACCGCGCACGACCCTGGGGCAAATGCCCGCCACGTGTACCAACCCGACCTGGCCCGACTGTCGCCGACCAGTCTGCGTATTGGTCCCGAGAACCGGTGTGAGTCGGGTCGGCCACGCATGCGCATCGACCACTACTTGGAACGGTGGATTCTGCGGCATCGAGCCGACTTTCCTGAACTGGACGGCTGCTGGAATATGGAGCAGCTGATTTCGTCTCGCCGGGCCTACAACCGGATGCGCCAACAGGCCGGTCTCCGGCAACAGTGGGGCGTGTACGTGTGCGCCCGAGCCGACTTGCACCGGGCATCCAACCCCTTGCCTTATCGCCTGGTGCAACTGGATCGCTCCCATCTGGACGTGCTGGCCTGGCTGCGCACGCAGACGTACGTCACGCTCCGACGCTTCGATCTCTTCTTCCAGCGGTTTGCCTGGTGGGAAATTGTGCCGCTGGAACAGTATGTGCCGGATGATTCCGAAGCCACGCGCCCAACAGACCCGGTGCGCGTGATCCAGGAGACCGCCCGATGAGTGACCCGCGATACTC